AGGTACATCACTTGCTCCACCATATCCAGCAACATATTTAACTACATAAGCGTTGGCGTTTCTTGTTTCTGTAACTGTTGGCCAACTTTTACCTTTTCTTAAAACTATTCTTGCTTGTTCACTTATTGTATCTACATAATAATTAGAAGTAGCATATGTATATTCTGTATCTGAATCATCAAAATATTTAACATGAGTTACTGATGCTACTGGTGGTCTTGGTAAAATAATAAAATTTGAATTATACTCCATATCTGGAGCTGTATATAAACCTTCTTGTAATTTTATTTCATTATAAAAAGGCAATCTATCTAAATATAATTCTAAAGTTTGAGTTGTTATTGCTCTATTTATGTAAGTTTGTAATACATTTTGTGATGCTTTTATAAGTTCAGCAATTAAACTATCATCATCACTAAAATCTACACGCATAAAAGACTTTTGATCAGATGTTGCTACTGCTGATACTGTCCAATCAGTTACTACTTTTATACCTGACATTTAAAACCTACTTTTTATTTTTACCAAATATTTTTTTAACAACTTTTTTTGCTTTAGATTCAACTGGTTTTACAACTTTTTTTTGAATAACATCTGTTGCTTGTTCTGCTCTACCATCTGAAACCCAAACACCAGCCATTTGCATTTCCATAGGTGTTTTCATTTGATAAGTCATGCCTTCTTCATAAGTAATTGTAGTTTCACCATTACCTACTGCACCAATTAAAGTCTTTTTCATTTTTACTTTCATAATATCCTCCTAATAAAATTCTGTGTTGCATGGGCGATTTCTCGCCCACACAAATATACTAATTATGCATTCGCTTCTGAAGCCGCTGGACCATGTAAAGGGTGTCCTTTAACGCCAACTACTCCAAAGACAGTACCAGTTCCATGAGTACCGCTAAAGTTTAAAACAACTCTAGAGTATCTCTTTCCACCTACATAGCCAATAGCATAGACTTTATTACAGTCCGCATTAGCATCAATAGTTTGGAATAGACCATTAGTACCTACTGTTCCTCCAGTCACATCTGTATTAGATGTTACATCAGTGAATGTTGCATTGTCGTCAGAATGTTCTAATTCAATTTCAACTTTATGAGTTGTACTGAATGTAATTCCTGGCGCACCAACATTTACTACATGTGTTACAGAAGAAAAGCCTTGAGAATCAACTGCTGTGCAGTTTGTATCTGCATCTTTTACGATTGCATTTAAACTTTCGTCAAATGCTAATCCTGATTTATTATCTCGCATTGCCATTTTTATATCCTCCTATAATGATTACGAACCACATTGTAGAATTTGAATAGCTTCTGGTAAAATTACCTGTCCACCAATTCTTCTTCTTGCAATGTATCGTACATTTCCTGATGTTGCCTGAGTGAATGGATCTCTCATTACTGACATTTGTACTCTGTCCACAATTAAGTAACCTCTTCTAAAATCACCAAAAAATACTGCTTTGGCATTAGAACCTATATCAGCAACATCTGTTGCTTCAACATAAGGTGCACCTAAAATTGTGTTTGGTACTCCTACCTGTAATGAAAATCCTGCTTGGAATACATATTGACCAGAACCATCTTGAAGCTTTCTTACTGCCGCTAAAGTTGCTCTGTTAAATATAAATGTTCCATTTCTAGAATAGTCAGGTTTTACAGCATGATATAAACTGATTAGTGAATTAGCATTGAAGTTTGCTGATACACCTGATGCAGTTACACCAACTGATGAGTTTGTTACTATTCCTTCAGGTTTTCCAACTGAATTACCACTTACGAAAGCATTACCTTCAGCTTTTGCAAACTGTTCTGTAAATTCACTTGTCATTTCTTGTTCAAGATTAAAGACTGAATCTTCTAACTCTTGTTCTGAAATGTCAACTAACGCATATAATTCATGAGTTGGAATCTCCTCTAAACCAACTTGATAGCCAGTAGTTTCACTTCTAGTTCCTTGTTCTGCAACAAAAGTTGCTGCAAATGTACTTGTTCTTTTTGGAATTTGTACAGATCTATTAGTTGTGCTTCTAACTCTAGAAATTGATCTAATTGGAGATATTTCAACAATACCTTTGATTAACTCTCTCACATATTCTGGTGGAGCAAGATAACCAGCAGTATTATCGTTTGATGCTGTTAGGACTTTTATTTCTTCTGGTCCTAATGCTTCTTTTCCTTTTCTTAACCATTTATCAAATACCTTTTTCTCAATTGATTCATCAGCTTTTGCTGACATATCAAATCCAGGTCTTGATACCATAGTCTCGATTTTATTAAGCTTCTCTTCTTGTGCATCTTGTGCAAGTTTAGCTTTAGTCACCTTTTGGTTTACATCTTCTAAATCATCAAGTGTTTTTTCAATTCTTGATAACTTTTGAGATGTAAGAGTATCAGCAGAACCAGTTTTTTTGATTTGCTTGATTTCCTCTTGGTGAGTTTTTTTAAACTCTTCAAAAGCAGTTCCGAGTTGCTCAACAGCAGATTTGATTTCATTATCTACCATCGTATCCTCCTATTTGTTTTTAATTATGTCAGTAACTTTACTTAATAAAGATACTAACGCCTGTTTAGTATCAGCCTCTCGCTGATTTAGAGATTTAGATAAAGCTTTCGCTCCTATTTTACTCTCTGTTCGTGATAGACCTCCTACCTCTCGTAAGATGTCTTCCCATTCACGAATACTTTTTGAGTTACCTTTTACTGATTCAATTACAGCTTCCTCATTCATAGGAAAGGTAACTAAACTGATTTCCATAAGATCAACTTCTTTTAGAGTTCTTATACCTCTTTTATTTTCATTGTATCCTTGTTTTTGTGGATCAGCTTTAAAACCGATAGACATACCATCAAGAGCACCCATTTTTAGTAGTTCATAAGTTTCTCTACCTTTTTGAGTTCCCATTGCTAATTTGCCTTTTACAAATAAACCTTTTTGATCTTCATATATTTCTTCAAATACACCGATTGGTTCATCTGTTTTATGTTGAAATAACATTTTTACTTTTGATGGTGGTCTTTCTTGTAAAGATTTTGTAAAAGCACCTTTTTGTACTATATCATTTCCTTGATCTTCATTTCCAAATATAGAACCATATCCTGTAAAAATTCCTTCATTATCTGCTTTTACTTCTGATTCAAAAATTATTTGTTTAATTTCTGTATCACATTGACATTCACCATCATCATCACAATGAATATGTGATTTTACAGGTTTTTTGTGCATACCCATTTCTTCTAATTCATCTTTAGGTTTATTGGGTTTTTCCTCATCAGGTTTATGTGCCCCTTTATCTTTCATAGCTTCTTCGTAAGAATCATGACTACTACATGGCATAAACACTCTTTTGCCATTATCCATTAATGAGTGTGTACCTGTACAACCTATTTCTTTTGCTCTTTCTGTTGCTTCATCTTCTGTTGCAAACATATCTTTATCTTTATGTGAACCTTTTGGTTTATCATTTTCATGACCCATTTTGTCATCATCATCATGATATGATTTATCTTTGTCTTTATCTTTATCTTTTGGTTTTTTATGATAACCTTTTTCTATTACACTCGTAAGTGATTTGATAGCATCTGCCATTCCTTTTACTTCATCCATTGAAATTTCCTCCTTTTTATTTCTCTCATTGTACAATGCATTACAAACTGCAAATCGTTGTCCTCTTTCTGGGAAATCATCAACAGATGTTTTATCTCCCATACATCTTTCTAAAAAATCTTCTCTTTTTTCCTTATCATTCGGTTTAACTAATGGCATTATTTGTAAAACTTAAATATTATTTTTTCTTTTATCCAATTCCATGAATCTATGAAGAAATCTTTAATATCATATCTTTCACCCACATAATAACCAACAGCAAAACCAATAATAAAAATTATTAAATATTCCATAATATACTACCTCTACAAGAAATCTGGCGTTGTGTAAATAGATACACATCGACAATTTATAGTTTCTTGTGGCGAACCAGAAGGGTCACCTGGATATTTTAAAAGTTCACCTCCAACAGTAAATCTTTCTTCTAATCCAACCCTTTGACCATTTGCCACTAAATGTGTAACTCTGGTTCTTGCATCCCTTACAGCTACCCATTCTTTTTTAGTACCAGCAATGTTCATACTTTCTGCCGCTATTTCATTAGCAAAACTTGCTGTTCTATGTACTTCTGTTCTAGCAATCAAATTTGCTCTGTAAGCACCCATTCCTACAATAGTATTTCTTAATATATTGCCAGTTTCAGGTATTGATTGACCATCATCAAAACTATCGCTTATCACAGATTGAATTTTATTTCTAGTGTTTTCGTTAATCTGTGTAACTAAAGTACCAACATTTGTTTCTATATAAGTATCAAGTCTTGTTTCAAATTCTGTATCAAAATCTTTTACGTTTTGTGTTTGATTAAGGAAATAATTTTTAAAAGCATTTGCAACAATTAAATATTGCACTCTCATAATGTTTTTTAAAATATTTGATGAGTTATTTATTCTTATATTAACTAAAATATTTGAACCATAAGAATAATCTTCTTTTAAATTGTCACCTAAATCAATAAAATATTTTTTTAATCTTTGTTGCCATTGTTTTATAAATGGTTCTCTTAATCTATTTTGTCGTAACCATTCACGTCTTTTGACATTTTTAAAAATTCTTAATTGGTTTTCTCTATAAATCATTAGTGTAAAGTTGTATCTATTGGTCTAATAACATCTGTAATATCTATGTTTTGTGTAACGTAAATATAAGTTGCAATATTCACTGCATCATTTTCTGTTAAAACAGGACCAATTTTTACAACAACCTCATGGTTATCATCATTATCCTTTTCTATAAATAATCTTGAAGTTAATTTACTAAACATATTGACCTCATGTAGCTAGTGGATGTCCACTAGGTAATAGGTCAAGATCAAATTTACCACCCTGAAATCTACCAGTTCTAACTGCAAATAAAAACGCATTGACTCTGGCGTATGCCCATTGGTCTTCACTTCTAACTCCTGGTCGAACAGATGCTGGATTATTTCTATATGCTCCTACACCTCTTCTAAAAACTGCACCTAACATTCTTAACGTAACTCTTTTACCTCTTTTATCACCATGTTTTTCGTTATGTTCATCAACTTTCTTTTTAAGAGCTTCTTTTACTCTAGCTGTTAATTGTTTTTCCTCATCAAACTCTTGAGTAGCTTCTATCTCAATCAAATCATCATAGTTTTTTCTACCCTCTTCTTTTTTGATAACTTCTAAAATAACATCTTTCATACCTTGTTTGCCTAATACACCAATAGTTCCCCATTTCATTTGAGCAACCACACCTGCTATACTAGAAAGATTTGGTTCCTTAGTCCCACTTCTAAATTGTCTTCCATCTCTAAAGTGTCTAGCAATCCAAGCCTCTCTTTCTTTAATCCAATCAGTTACACCTTTAGAATCTGAACCCTCTCTTGCTCTACCCCATAACATGAATGCCTCATTCCCTCTGATGTTACCACCAGCACGCCATACTTTATTGTTATCATTTTTAACATTCAGAGCAAAATTGTAATCAAACTGCGGATATTGACTATTTCTTAATGTAATTTTTTTATTATCACCTCTTGTTGAAAAGTTAGTTAAATCATTTTTTTCATCAGGTACTTCTACTGGAGCATCTGGATCTGTTTCAATTACTTCTTCTTCTGGTTCTATTTCTTCTGATGCTGGTGGTTGACTTTCATCACCAGCTACATTTAAAGGCATAAGAGTTGCAGGAACTAATAAACTATCAGCACCATTAATTGTTTCATAACCCAATTGTTCTCTAGCTTCATTTCTTGTAAGAATACCATTTTGCACACCTTGTGTTACAGATTCAAAGACTCTACGTCTTTGTTCTGCCATTGCTGGAATACTATCAATACTT